TGGTGAAGTACAACAGGGCAGAGCAGATGATGCAGTTCAGGCTCATGTAAGAGGATATAATCATACATCGTATGGATTATGTTTAGTTGGTGGTGCGTTAGAAGAAGATTGGACAAAACCTGATAATAACTTCACCGCAGAACAATATGAAAGTTTATATAAAGTTTTAGGAGAATTAGTTTTAAAATATCCTGAAGCAAGAATAGTAGGACACTACGAGTTAGATGAAAAGAAGACTTGTCCTAATATGAATGTTAGAGAATATTTATTAAACGAAGATATTCCTAATTACAAATTTCAAGATGGTTTGACTGATGAAGCTGATTTAGCGGAATTGGAAGATGACCACGAACAATAAGTTTCTCCATCATAGTCCTTGTGAGAACTGCGGTAGCCAAGACAATTTAGGTGTCTATGAAGACCATACCTATTGTTTTGGTTGCCGACAGTACAAAACATTAAATGGAGAATTACCTGAATACAAACAACAAAAGATAGTAC